AAGGTGATGATCGGAAGAGAGTAGGTGAGCGCTTGGTTATTGATAATGGCCGTATAAGCTTGAGGAGCTGCTGCGCTCACCTGGATGGTCGCCATTGCGGCATTAGACCTTGTGATGAAGGTGTCTTTTTGACAAAAGAAAACCGCTCCTGTGTCTGGAATTCTGGCCAGGGCGCCCTGATTGATGAGCGTTCCCTCCAATCCAGAGCAAACAGCTGTGACATTCGTCTGCTGAGCAGCAAGTCTTGTGATTGCATTGAGCTGCACGACGTTGTCGAGGCTGATTCCTTCTGCCGAATTTGGGTACTGGCTGAAATAGACGTCCTGCATATTTTCCCATATGTCGGCTTCTACTTTTGAGATGACGCCGATAAGCTGGCCAAAAATCGATTGGGGATCGAGGTTGATTTCTCCAAAAGCGGCGAGTAGCAGATTTTGGTTTTCTGCATGGATATCTGGCAGACGCTTGATTTTGAAGCCTTGAGGAGTAAGCCCGAATGGAGAGGTCATGCGACAAGCTCCTGGGTAAGAGTGATCTCTCCTCGAATCGTGATCACTGAGAAGGTGACGGAATAGATGCGCCGTTGCGCATTGAAATTGCTGCTAAAGCTGAGGATTTGATCGACCCCTGGAGTGTCGAGAATCTCTTCTTTCAAAACGCTTTCGATGCGGATTTGATTGGGGGCTTTGATGAAAAAGTCATCGTAGTAGGGGACGCCTGCTGTGGTATCTAAAAACCATTCCCCGAGGATAAAGCGGAGCCGAATCGCCAAATTCTGGGCGATTTGATCCCTGCCATCTACCAGTTGCAGGTCGAAATTTTCTAAGAGTAGATCGCCGGTTGTTGGGTCCAGCGCGATATCTTTCATGACGCCTCTTTCGCTCAAAAACGTTTACAGATGAGGAATTGAGTTACTTGAGGTCTTGAAAGATTAAGGGATGGAACCCTTGATTGAGTCTAAAGCAAGTTTCAACGTTGCGTAGGTGGGTCCTAGCCCTTGGAAAATTGGACTGCCGGGTGCTGTTGTCACAGAGGTAGTCAAAATCCCGAGTATGCTACTGACGATACTGAGCACTTCTGCCGAAGCATTTCCTATCGCCACTGTTGAAGCGGTTTCGATTTGAATCTCTCCACTCGCTTTAATTCGTATATTAGAGCTTTTGTATGTTAAAAGCACGTCTTCGTTGTTTTCAGATAAAGAATTTTCTGTAAATGGCATGAGTCCCATAATTGCGACGGCATCGGATAGGTCGAATTTGCGCGGATCATTAGGGGCCACAACGCCGCCGACTGACTTCCAAAGATCCGTGCTTCTCTCGACAAACAAGAGCAAGCAGGTGTCACCTGGCAAAACGGGAAAAGTCAGGCTGGCTCCGCCTGCTCTTGGGAAAATGACAGGGACATTGTTGAGAATGGGCATCTCTTGTGTTGTCCCATCTAAATAGCTCTTCTTTAAACAGGGCTGGATCGTCGCCTTTTGCGTTGTATGATCATAGGAGATGATTTGTCCTGGAAGCGCTGTATGAACGTCATACAACTGAAATAAGACAGCTTGCCTCATCGCATCGGTGATCGTAGTCATATGAGAATTACCTCCATGATAGAGCGCCAGTTCGGGCCAAATGTATCTCCCTCGTGCTTGATCGAGAACACGGAATAGGGGCCATCCAGTCCGATCCTCTGCGATTTGACATTGATGAGATCTCCAGGAAGGATATCGGGGCGCAGCGTTGATGTGACGATGTAACCAGTTTTGGGTCCGTCGAGATAGAGAGATGCCCTTTTATCAGTAAAGCGCTGCGGAATCCCAATCATGCCTGTATCGGCGTTGATTTCTACGGCAGGCTTTGAAGTGGTCCCGAACTGAGGAATGATTTGGAGTTTCCCATTCTGGATGCTCCACTTGAGCCCGAGCCTTGCTACTGTTTTATCGATGGCATTTTTACCCATCCCTATGAATTCAAAGCCTTGCTCATAGACGATATTGTCGGTTGGAGCAAATTCAGAAATCGTCAGACCCATTTGTTGCGCGATCGTTTCGACCACTTGGCGGACGGCCACCTTTTCTTTGAAGCTCACGGTGATATTCTTTTGATTGAGGATACGTTCCCCATCTCCGCAATCCAAAGTGGTAATGATTTCAGGCTGCTCATAGATGTGGCTTACTTGGGTTGTGTTTCCGATAAAAAGGAGCTGCTCTCCTGCATCTTGGGTATACCCGGCTGATACAATGACCTGATCGCCGTAGTCTTTGATGCGGTTTCTATTTTCCTGGCTCAAGTTCCAAATTTTTATGGAGGCGGTATTGGCTGACCAAGCGAGATTCTTTTGCATAGAGAAGGCGATGCGCAAATGGGCCAATTTGATACTGCCGATATAGCCATTGAACGTTGCATTTCTCAAATCAATCTCTACGCTGGCAGTTCGATTAAAACGGGTCATTTTACACAAACTCCCCTTGCGCATAGTAAATCAGTTCAGCGACCTCTCCCATGTCATAGCGCTGGATTTTTCCTTGTCCCCCAATGATATTTTCGCAGACGATATCGCCAGTTGGTTTACCATTGGCCACATACTGAGCTGTCAAATCATAATTGGCGACGACCTTGATGCCGAGGATGATAGGAACTAAATCCCTGGTCAGAATGTCCATGACCCAGTACTCATTCATGGCGTTCCAGCTAAATGAAAGAATGAACGTTTGGCTGCCCAATTCGATCTGCTCTTGCCACTGAGAAGGTTCTTTGAATGGAATGATCTGCATTAAGCCTCCATGGGTAACTTTTTCATCCTTGCACCCCGTATATTGATATTTGTCCGAAACCAATCAATCCGTTGTCGCTGGTGATCTTGATCTTCTGAACAGCTGATGCGTTATATCGAATCCCGCTGATTACAACCTGCGTCCAATTATTGGCAGCCGAATCGCCATATTGACATAGACCATTCACACTAAATCCAGAGGGTGCCGGACCTCCGGGCAGCTGGGTTGAGCAGTAGATTTGCATATTCAAACCAAAGGCCTGGCCGCTTTGGTGTACAAAAGGAGAAAGAAGCATTTGTGTTGAAGAATTGGCGTTTGACCATGTGGCAGAATTGTAATTCCAAGAATTCGTTCCAGACATGTAATTCGTAGTGAGATAATTTGTGCCATCAAGAGAAAGCAACATGTAAACAGCTTGATTTATCGCAGGGAAAATCGCTGTGGAAATTAAGAAGATGTACTGATAAGAACGCAACCTAGGATCAGTAAGGTCAAAAATGATCGATCCTGCGGAAGGCGATAAACTTTGGATAAAATTAAAACCTCTTCCCACCGCCCTAAGATCTATTGTTCCAGCGCCATTCGTGATCGCAATCGAAGAATCCAAGCTTGTCAGATTGCCCGCTGCAGGAGATAAGCCCGCTGCGCCAATAAGCAATTGACCATCGGTCGTTAATTGGGGTGTGTTACATGCATTATTTGTTGCGGTCATGTTCTCTATGTTGTTTGATTGATCATTTTTTTTACGGACAAAACGGCGGGTAAAATATTATTCGGTATGGGAGAGAGCGATTGAACGCCCACATTGATTCCACTAGAAGCTTGGTCTTTGAGGCTGTCAGGAGGGTCCTTTTGGATGATGGGGTAGTTGGCATTGGATGCCACGGTATCTCGAGGGATTTTCGTTTGAATGCCTCCAAAAATATTCCCCTGATCGAGCAGTAATCGGACCGAGGTATCGAAAACAATTCTCTGAAGCTCAATGGTAAAGGTAAGGGATTGGCCGGTTCTGATGTCTCTCGGAACATCAAGCGTTGTGATCGCCATGTTTTTATACAATTTCAATCCAGTTACCACGGTGACTACTTCTCGATTTTGATGGAGCTGAATGAGTCGATTGAAGGCATCGATTGAGCGGTTGAAAGGAGCGAAGATGGAAAGGGGCGTGTCCGTGACGAGCCCTACCAAAACAACGATATCGGGCTCATTGATGATGTGGTCAGAGACGATTGTCCCATCTTCGACTGGGTAATTCGTGACTCGGGAAGAAAAGCGATGTTCTTCGCGGATCGTCACATCCAGATCGATCGAACCTATTTTTGGGCTTGGATATTTTTTGCCAAAGAGGAGCGATAAAACCATCATTCCACCTGCGGGTTGTTATTGTAGATTTCTCTTATCTGATCGATGAGAGCGGTTTTGATCGCTTCATCCACCGTTTCTCGTAAAATCACTTGCTGCTCTTCTGTCGTTCCGGGAGGCACCTGCATCTCGATTTTTGTATCGATATTGAAATTCTGCTCTGTAATAGCAGCTGGCGCACTCTTGGCGGCTTGATTCTCCATAATTCGATTGATCTTTTGAGTTGCCTGCACTTCAAAGTCGGGGATCTCGGCAAAGTCGGCCATCAGTTCGCGATTTAATCCCTCGCCGATCATTCTGAAGGCGCCTTTGATCCCGCGAGCTACATAACCAATGCCTTTCATGACGACTTCTAAGACTTTTACTCCTGCTGTGATAGCAGGCAAAATATCTTCGACAAAGGCCATTTTAAACGACTCGAACGTGTTCCAAAAAGAGCGGATCGATTTGTTGACCTCTTCAAATGCAGGCAGAGAGTCTTCGAGAGACTGCGCATATTGGGTGTATTTTCCCGTCAAGACGTCTAGATTGTCGCCAGCTTCTTGCGCGAATTTGATGAACTTTTGGGCGTCT